TACATAGTAATATACTTACCTAGGTGTTCAGTCTTTGTCTTCATACTGTAATAAAATTAAAAAAGTGTAATATAATGCTATCCAAATTCCTGCTGCTCTGCTAGCCCAAATATAATCTAGGGTAAACAAAGCAAGTCCACAGCTCAGAGCTGTAAGCAGTGACAAGATACTAATAAACTGACTCGGTTTCATACCTATATTGTAATTTGTTTAGGTTTTGTTTTAATTCTTTTATCAGGTAGTAAGCTGAGGTGTGAGTAATACCAAAATAGGTAGCCAGTGCTCTGCTTGTTATGTACCCTTTGTCAATATATGCCTCAAATACTATCCTTTGTACCTGGTCCACTATCTCTGATCTATATATCTCTATCAATCCCTTGTTAAACGAGTAGGTTCTATCCTCCCTTATCTTATCTGCTAGCTCATCATCCTCTATTCTATCAGGAGAGTTATCTATTATAGCTGTTACCCTATCATCTTTGTGGCTTTTAGATGTACTCCAAAGGATCTGATACTTAATTGTATTCAGCAGGTATCCCTTTACCTTATCCTCATCTGCTGTGTAATCATTTATAGTAAGTACATGGATGTAGCTGTTGTTAATGACAGTATCAGCGTCTATGTAGCTACCCATCTTAGATAGAAAGTAAGCCGTATAAGCTCTGATCTCGGGGTAAGCCCGACTAATGTAGTTGTCTAAGACTCTTTTCATACCAAATCATAAAATCTTTATACCAAATCCTCCGTCTTACTGACGCACAGAAACATTCCCTTGGCTGTATACCATCGTATTTGATCCTGATTTTTAATAGCGTAACGCAAGTATGTTTTGAGTACCTAATATTCTCGGGTAATAACTCTATCTCTGCAATTAAATCTATTTCAGCCTGTTCAAACATTCATCTAGTATATAAGCAATAAGTGAGGCTTGACAAGCAAGTATAAAATCAAAGGTACAAAGTAAGGTAAGCCAAAAAGCCACACATTTTATGCACCCTAGAGCAGAATGAATATGTATGGCTAATGTGCTACTTGGTCTATACCTAAACAGGTAGTCAAAGGTTGCTTGTAATGGCTCAAAATTAACAAACCACCAAGCTAAAGGAACTAATGCAAGTAAATTCATACGGTAAATGTAATCAAATTATTTACAATCATATATATTAATTCTATAAATGTACTTATCTAGCTTTTTGGCTGTTTCCAAGCTTACATCTTTACCTAACAGGAACCTGTCTATGTTGTATTGGTGGAAGGTCTCTCCTCTCCCCTGTATCTCTTTTACTATTTGATTCCTTGTTCGTGTTTTTAACGCATCTCTCAGATAATTTCTAAGGCTATGGTCATCTATTAGCATAGGTCTAGATTTATTTCGTTATCTAGCAAGATTTCAAAGAACTTTTCTCTTACTCTCTCAATCATTTCAAACTCATTATCCTTTAAGTCCTCGTATTTCCAAATGGATCTCAGCTCTGCCTTTATCTCGTTTAATGCGTGAAACATTTTTAAAGACTTAGATGCACAATCAAATTCAAATTGGTCTTCCGGTAGGTTATATTCAATAGTTGCTTTCATATTAAAAAGGTAAATCGTCTTGTTCGTCTTCTATTTCCTGAATAATATCTTTTCTAAACATTTTGTCTGCTTCTTTAGTTGCAAATTTTTGAACGTCAAATTGAACTTTACCGACTGCGTTAATTTGCCACCCCTCAATTGTATTAAAATACTTTATTTCACCCGTTGGACTTTTCCATTCGCGCCCTCGTAAATTAATGCTTACTTCTACCTGTTCGCCTATATCCTCTTGGCTTACTAATTCTGTTTTGTCTTGCGTAAATTGAATGGATATGTACTGTGGATATTTATCCTTGGTCAATAATACAACCTCCTTTGATTTAAACTTGTCGCTCACTTGTTTTACTTGTCCCACAAAGTGGACCTTACCTGTTACTTTCATTTTTATTTGTTTTTAATTGTTAATATATACATTATTGAGAAATACCACCCCCACACTATCGCAGGAGCTAGTAAAATTGATATTATTATTATCATTTTATGTTAAATTAGTTATTAATTCATTATAATATTCTCGGCATTGCTCTATTCGTGTTTTGATATCCTTTATCACCTCGTCATCTTTTGCTATTTTAAAGACTTTTAAGCGCTTTTCTTTTGGTATATGACCAAATGTATGCTTAGCTTGGACAAACGCTCTTAAATCCAAACTTTCTTCAATTAAACTTGCTTTCCAATGTTCCCGTCTTATTTCGTCTTCAACAGTTTGCAATGGTGTGTCAATTAAACAATAGCAAAGAAATGATTTTTCTTTACCAGTTAACCACATGTACCCGTGCATTTGGTAAAAATACGATTTATTTATTAGCTCTGTATCAAAAAATGGGAACGTTGTCGCATCCCAGCTTGATTTTACATCAAGTAGGATCTCATTAGTGTTTACATCCGGTGTTCCTGTTATCCAATCATTACTAAAATGCTCCTCGTTCTTATATATAAATCCAACATCAAGCACATCATTACACAAAGCAATTGAAAGGTCTTCTACTTCGTTGCCTTTGTCAGTGTAACGCGAGCTAAATTCTTTTCGTATGCCGTAGATTTCCTCAATAGCTAACTCGTGCAGGTATGTCTTAGTTGTTTGGCTTAAAACCTCCCCCTTAGATTTGGGAGAGGTCATTATCTTGCCAATAGCTGAACATCTTATCTTCATTGTGCTATATTTTTAAGTTGTTCAGGTGTTAAATCAAATGTCTTTAATAACTCTTTGGTAGTGTACTCGCCATCGCTTATTGCCTTTAATGCTTTAGTTAGTCGTTTATCGTCAATAGCAACTTTCTTAGTTTCGTTTTTTGGTTCGGTCTTAACTTGTTCACCTCCTGCATCTGTATCCTTATCGCTAACTATTCCTAGAATACTGCTTAAAGCATAACGACGCAAGTAAGTAATTGCACTACCCAAAACCTGAAAGTCATTCATGCCTTTTAATGCAACTCCCTGAGGTATAGCTGTTTTGCTTTCTATTATTTCTCCACTTTCAACGTGAAAAACAATTGTGATTAATTCGGAACCGTTAATCAATTGAGTAAAGCCTAAGCCATGCTTTTTTAGCAGTGGATTAATTACTTCAAAGATCTTTGGTAGATCGGCGTAGGTGTAACCATATCCCTGTGTTGCTTTGTGAATTGTTGGAACTTCTTGTTGAAATTCCGCTAAACTTTTAAATAGATGTTTCATTGGTTAGTTTTTAATTGGTTAATAATTATCTACAAATATAATACTTTACTTTAATATAGTAACTATTTTTTTAATTTATTTTTATATTTTTCTATTATTTCTTTTAATTCGTCTCTTGAGTATTTTTTTTCTTTATGTGCTTTGCCTTGTAAATCAATTAGTTGATCAGCCCCAATTCGTTTTTGTATACCTATTTGATAATTTAAAAGATTACCATGTAAAAATTGATTGCAATAAACACATTGGCCATGAACATTATTTTCGTCATATGTAACTGCTTTATGTCCACCCATTGAATAATAATGTCCGGCATCAAACTTTTGGCCTAAAGGTGATCCACAAGATATACAACCTTTATTTCGATCTCTATTCCTAATAAATGAATTAAAATAAACCTGAGCAAGTTTATGCAGCTCTTGAACTGTTTGAAGCTTTTCTTTCATTTCTTTCTTTTTATTTACCCATTTCTTATCATGTTCAATTTTTAACCAAATTTGTACACAATCTTTTGCAAGGCAATACTTTTGGTTAAAATTTACTTGATCAAATTGTTCCTTGCAATTCTTACATTTATTCATATCAAAAATTATTTGCTTTAATTTCGTTTTCTAATTGTTTCATTTCAGATTTTAAATCTAAATTTAATCTCTCTAGTCTGTAAGATGCCTGAGAATATTCTCGAGATTGTTTCTCTAAAATTATAAATGTATTTAATACCTCAGATAATTCAGATTCTGTTTCTAGCATTGAATTAATTAAATCCTTTCTATGTTCGTTTTTAGCTTCAATTTCCTCACGGCTTGCTTTTAGCTTAAGCAATGTCTTATGTAAGATTACTCTGGCTTTTAAAATTTGTAGTTCCATTTATCGATTTGTTATTTGTTTACTAGCATATGCTTTCTCATATACATTTGGTGCAGGACTTGATTGCTCAAAATAGCTTAGCCTCTCTTTGTCAAACCATATCTCGATCATACCAATATTTCCATTTGATCTTGGCTTAATTTTATTAAAATGTATTTCAGCTAAATTAAAAGTCGGATCCTGTCTATGTACTGTGATCATACATTTGCCTGAATTAAACCATTCGCTGCCACCTTTTAAATCATATGGCACAGGTGGATTTCTTTTGCCATTTTCTTTTTCAGTTAGTTTAGGGTGTATAATCGTATGCAAATGTAAATCATTATCCTCAGCTATTTGATTTCGATATGGTAATACATACTCAAGATATTGAGCGTATCCACCATAATCGTTATATGGGTGATTAAGATCCTTCCAAGAATCTATTGATGCTGTATGTAGCTCTTCAGTTTTTTTAATCTCAACAGCCATATCCCAAAATTGAACGGGCGTTAATTTCGCTTTTACGTCTTTTTTAGTCAACACTTTGAAATGGTTTAATACCCAGTCAATCGCTTGCGTTATTTCTTTATCCTCAATTACGTTTCTATCCAATGGATTAAAACTTTTACCCGTTTTTTTGTTTATTAAATCTGCTATTATTTCGACATTCGTGCCTACGTCTGGAAAATAAACTAAATGCTTCCATCCATAAAATTTAGACGTATTCATTAAGCATTCCATAAGAACTTGAGTTTTACCACTCATCGGAAAACCAGTCCAATCTGTGCAGTTACCTAGACTCATTGAATAATGCTCATGTAGTTTAGCAAATCCTAGATATTTTCCTTTTTCGTGGTATGTATCTCTATATTTAAACAGATCTGTGATCACGTCACCTGCTTCTGTTATTTTAAATCCGTTTAACTCCATGGCGCTTTCCATTTATTAGGTTCGTTTACTTCTTTTATTTCAATTGGTTTTTCCCATGTTCTTACACAAGCTTTCCAATCAATCATTTTATTCTTACCAACCATCCAACCCTTAGCTGAATAAAAATTTAAGAATTTATTTACATCAACCCCATTTTTTCGCTCTGAACAATATTCAAGAACATCGTTAAAAGTTGGTTCTATAAATATACTTCTTTCATTCTTTTCTTTCTTTACATTATTGTTAGTGGTCGTTTGATGGTCGTTTAATGGTCGTTCATTGGTCAATTCGTTGGTCGTCAGTTGGTACTTTTTATAGTTAACTACTTCGATTACAGTTCCTTGCGTGCTTGTTTTAATGGTCAATTCGTTGGTCGTTTTTAGCTTGTTTAAAGCTGTTCTAATTTGTCTAACACTTAGCCCTGTTTCTAAAGCTAAAATATCTCTAGAAGTTATTATTGTGCCAATTTTTAAATCCATTCCCCTATATTTTTTTTCCTTATGATTGGCTTTTAAAAGCAAATGTAAAAAGACCCGGAAAGTATTTGTATCTGAATACCATTCCCATTCTAAAATTTGCCTATGAATTTTTATCCACCCGCTCATATTTCTAATCTTTGTTGCAGTAGATCGTTAGCCCATATAAAACAAGTAGTAGGAGATTTAAAAGAAATGCCTGCTTTATCTAAAATTTCACTCTTATTGTAAATAGACTCAATGTAAGCATACTTATCTTTTATTTGTATAAAAACGTAATAATCGCTATTTAAGTGCTCTCTAAGATCGTCTAAGCAACAATTAAATGTGTATGTTCGATACTTAGTAGCTTTAACTTGGTAAGTAAAACCTTTTTCATCAGCAAAATCAATTTGTTGATATTCACGATCCGCTAATTGTTTAAATATTTTTTCACCCTGAAAATTAAGCGTAAACCATAATTCAAATATTTTTTCACCAATTAAACCAGTTGAACTATTTTCTAATTCCATTGGTATTTTTATTCTTGATTTGTAAGTTCTCATTTTGTTTCTTTTATAAATGTTCCATTAATCATTTTACCATTCCTTTGTGATATTACTTCATATGCAGAATTTATACAATCCTCTATGCTTGTGCCGTTAAAATAAGCAATTGAAGTTAGTACAACAATACAATCGCCTATAGCGTCAATGATCTCATCATTATCATTATTAATGATTGCTTTTGCTAGTTCTCCAGCTTCCTCTTGAAATTTTACATACTGGGTTTTAATATCACCTTTTGATAAAATACCTTTATCATTTGCCCAGTTTCTAATAGGGTTAAATTCATTTTTTAGTTTCATATTTTTTATTTTATAACGTTTACAATTAATCTTGAATCATGTCTATAGTTTTCAATAGCCATTTCAATATATTTAAAATTTAAAAATTTGCTACAGCCAACTAATTTTGGTAATGTAACTTTTTTTCTACCACAATATATTGCTGCACTGCTTACGTGATCTTCATAAACATGGGCATTTGCTGCGTTTATAATTACTTCATTTGGTATTAGATTAAACTCGTTTGCAAATGAGTGCAATATAGAAGCATACATAACCATATCATAAGGCAAGCCTATAAATAAATCTAATGATCTCATTGAAACAACTATATCAACAATGTTATTTGTTACTACAAATTGGAAAGAATAATGGCAAGGGGGTAAATTCATTTTTAATAAATCAGCCGGGTTCCACATATTAAACAAAAGTCGTCTTGAATGTTTATTAGTTTTAAATTCTTTAATAACATTTTCAAATTGATTTATACCATTAAAATCTAAAAGTTGATGGCCATATACAGGGCCTAGATCACCATTATTATCCGCCCATTGGTCCCATATATGCACACCATTAGCATTTAAGAATTTAATGTTTGACTGCCCGGATAGTAGCCATTCAGTTTCAACAAAACAAGATTTAGGATAAATTTGTTTGCCAGTAACTATTGGAAAACCTTCTTTTAAATCTGCTCTAATTTGTGCACCTGAAATCTGTCTTACTGATCCGTTTCTACCAATTATTTTTGTGCCTTTTTTTAAACAAGAAGACATTATATCAGAGTAATTTTTTTCGTAATTATTCATGGTTTTTATTTAAGTCGTTAAGTGAAGCCATATAAGCAATTGCATCCAATAGATTATCTTCTTTGTGGCTATTTGCTTGCCTTGCAAGTTTTAAAGCTATAAGGACATTATAGCAATCAATAACGCTAATCTTTTTATTACTCATTTCTGAAGCAATACGCGCTGTCTTACTCATACAATCATGGAAATTACCATAGCTTCTTTCTTTCTCTTCATTTCGCAAATATACAATACCATTTGCTTTCTCCAAAATGTTCATAATTTTAAAATTTAATTTATATAATTTTTATATTGATTATTTTTTAATCGGCATTGAATAACTAAAAGCTCATTCATTGACTTGCAATTTTGAATGTCATTAATAAGATTGCGCTGATAGAATACTATTTCTATCCCAGCAAATTCTTTTTGTAGTTCCATTGTATCCAATAAATATAATTCATCTTTTTGTCTTTCGTAAAAGTCAGCCATTGCCATTCCATATAAAATGGTTGAGTGATTAAGATCAAACATTTCTCCAATACGTTTATATATTATTCCGTGTTTCCGTAGTATTCCAAATAAAAACCACCTTCTATGCACTAAATACCTGTATCTAGATTTTTCTCTTAAATTTTGTTCCTTAATTATTTGCTCTATTCTTTCAATCATAATGTTTCTACTTTTAGTATTAGTTGTGGCCACATAGCCATAATCATTATTGCGTGTTCTCTATCTAGTGCCTCTAGTATTCTGATGGCTATTCGTTTTTTTCCACTATCGAAATAATTGTAAGTTACTTTATACCTTTTCATTTGTCTTTTTTTATAGGGTTTAGGTATTCATCTTGTGCCTCTAAATAATCTAGGTACAGCTCTAAGTTAAAGCTACCACCTTTATCATTCTCTATAGATTGCTCTCGCCACCAAAGTATTTTTCTTTTAAGGCTATAGGTTGTATAGGTGTATGTATTATCTGTCATCTCTATCGTTATTTAGGTCGTTATAGTATTCTTTATTATCTAATTCCCATTGGCACACATCAAATCTTTCAGGATCTTCTAGTATGCTATCCTCAATAGCTGTTATTATTTCTTTCAGCTCATCTTTATTAGGAGTGAATGGATGGCATACGCTGTTACACCACTGTTCACCTTTCTCCAGGGATACATCTACTATGCATTCATTGGTTTCAGGATCAAATGAAGTGAAGCTCCACTCAAAATCTAAGATAAATTCACTACGGCCCACTTCATACCATAAGGATGCTGTGTATTTTTCTACTTGTAAGTCTTCTGTTAAATTCATTTTAAAGCGTTTTAAAGGTTAGTAATAAAGCAAGTAATGTAAATACTCGCCCAAAACAATATAAACACAGCAGAGGTGCTTAAAATGTCTCTATGGTCATCTGTTAATGGGGTAAAATAATAGATTAAATCTTTTAGTTTAGTTTTCATAGGTTAGTTTTTAAAAATGTTAAATGCTGTTTCGATTTCTTTTAGGTTTTCATTAGGGATAAATGTTGCCATCGTTTGGATAATGAGGTGCAGTTGGTAAGTTGTCAACTCATTTGCTTTTTGTTGCTCCTCTAAAAAGTCAAGCGTTTTAATAAAATCTTTCATAGGTTAGTTTTTATTGGTTAGTTTTCCGTTTTGTTATACACAAATATAAATAGGATTTTTGTAACAGAAAAACTTTATTGACATTTTTTTTAAATTATTTGCAATCTTTTTTTAAAAGCCTTGATTTTATTAGGTTTTAAAATGTAATTTATAATGATTATAAATAAGGAATAGAAATAATAAGCTTGTTATGTAAAGGAATAGCCTTAATTTATACATGAGAAGTAAGGGCATAACCTTAAATATACTTTACAAAAAGTAATTAATATGCTAGTTATATCTTACATTAAGTCATTATTTTAGCTATAATGCTAGTTATAACCAACATTAAATTAAAAAATAAATAAGTACAATTCTACAAATATTTGTGACAAAAAAATACCCCCCTGCCAAACTAACCAAAGATGCAGAGGGGTTTAGGCAACACATTGTGCGTATTAACCTAGTGCAAAATTACATATTAAATTTGATACTATCTATATACTTATGAGTTTTTCTTTCTTTACTAGAGTCTCTCACACATTTAATGGTGAGTATCCTTCCACCTAATGGCTTAATGGGTGCCCCTCTCTCTACATGCCATCCATGGGATCCATCACCGTACTCCTCTTTGTAGGTTCCTGTGAGCATGAGGTGCAATTGCTTCTGCTTAAGTGTATAGCCTGTTTGTGGATGGCTTTCTACTGTATCTCTTACATCATTCCTGCATGAATTTTCATGGATATGGCCCATAACAAATACATCAAAGCCTTCATAAAGCTCCAAAGCCCTGGTTAAATTAATAGCACCTTTGGTAACTATACCACCACCACCTGAACCATGGAAGTATTTAATCTTAGTGCTAAAAGATGATGTAGTGCTGTCTGATGTTTGCTTTATTATTAGCCATCCACCATAACCACCTACCTGCACATTAGATTGTGCTTTAAAGTTTAGGATATCTACAAATCTCTGCAGGATATCAGTCTCTTGAAATTTAATTATAGCAGTCTCATGGTTACCGTATCCTATTAGCTTAATAATGTGAGCATAGGGTAGGAACCACTCTACAGCTGTCTCTACTATACTATCCAAATACCTTGCATTATTGTGCTCAGGTCTTATATCAGATTTGTTACGTCTATTATCTCCCCTCCCTTGCATTAAACAGAACATATCACCATTAATCATTACAGGTATATCCTCTTTTAAGCAGTAGTCCAAGTGCCTTTTGATTAGCTCTCTATCAGTGTGTGGGTTATCCCAGTGCAAATCACTAAGAATAGCTACTTTGACTTCACTACCTGCTAATACAAGTTCGTGAACATTCTTTGAGTGTCTAATCATAAAGTTATTTAAAGGGGTTGTATAATTTGTCTAGCAGTCTTAGGATAAAAAATAGAGCTATCCCACAGCCAAATCCTATTATAAATAATAACCAATTAGTTTTGGCCTTTTGCTTTTT